AGTTTCTCCAGTAGCAGGGCTACCAAAACCTGTAGCGTTATTGTACGCTCCCATTATATTAACTGCTCCTCCTGTAGGACCTGCGTCTCCTGTTCTTACAAAAGAAACTACATAGTTATCTCCATCTGCAAAAGTTCCGTTAGACAGAATACTAGTTACAGGATAGACTATTTCTGTACCGCCTATTGCTATATCGTCTATGCTCCCCATCCAGAAAACATTAGAATCATTTATTTTACTAATACGTACTAATCCAAAATTTCCTGAGTTTTGCCAAGAAGTTAAAAAAGCTGTAAGGTCTGTAGTATCTACATTAATTTTATTAACGTATAAAGAAGTAGCAGAACCTGGACTAGCATTGTCAAATCTAAATTCTCCAGAACCTGTTCCAGAACCTGTGTTAGAATCAAAATCCCATTCTGACGAGAATCCTCCATAAACTCCTTGTGGTCCAGTTGCACCTGGCAAACCGTTTGTTCCAGAAGCTCCTACTAAAGAAGTTCCTGCTCCCCAAGAAGTTCCTGTATAAGGTCCGTAGATTAACCAAGAAGTAGTATCTATGTAGAAGTCTCCAACGTTAGCTGTATTTAATGTAGGAGCTCCAGAACCATTATATATAGTTCTACCGTCAGATCCTTTAAACAATGTGATAGATTCACAATTTGAACAATTACTCATAATATTATTTTTTTAACATCCTGAACAACCACAATCGCATAAATTATCACAAATGGTTTTAGCATTAGCAATAAGATTTATAGCGGTAGTCATGTCGTTACAGGAAAAAGCTGATTCTATTCCGTAAATTAATACTTCTAATTGGTTTATATTATCTTTTATATCAGATAATTTTTCAGTACTACATTCTGTAACTGCTTTTGCTTTAAGTCCGTTTAAGCAATTTTTAATATTACAAATTAGTAAAGAATATTGAGTTTCATTAGTAAACGATCCTGCTGCCGAAACAATAGTGTATACTAATTTATATACTCCATCTGGTTGTGTCCATGCAGAGTTTTTTACAGCTAAAAAGCTACCAGGAGCAGGAGCGCCTGTTACGCCAGAATATACATCAATTGATACAGCGTCTTTTAAAACTATTGTAGTGTAAAGGTTATTTTGTAAGTGATCGTAAATTTTAAGATCAGCAGTAGTTATTTCTGAAGTGTCTATATTTCCAGGAAGTGCTGAAGAAGATTTCCAACCTTCAGGGTTATTAGTTAAACTATAAGGGCCTGTCTCTTCGTAGACATCAATTTTATCACATTTACTTTGAATACAGATATTGATTTTAGGTACAAGAGCCATTTGTTGTAGTTTTATATTACTCTTTCAAAAGTAATAAATATTTAAGATAAAAAAAAGTAGCCTGCCTCGACAGCAAAATTTCGGCAGGCTACTAAGGGTTGAGGAGAAAAATTATTATGCGTCCAAATCTCCTGAAGGAACGCCTAGTGTGTCAGCTAATGCTTCTCCAGTAGTGTTTGTACTACTAAGGTTACCTGAAGCATTAAGGTTTAAGTATATAATTACACTTCCTTTTCCTTTGCTAATTCCTACTAACTCGCTTGACTCAGAAGTCCATGCAAGAGTAACGCTAGAATATCGACATGTAGCCGCTGTTTGACCTCCTACTCCAGGAATCTTAACAGAAGCATCACGTAGTGATGGAGGTGTACCCAACATACCGTTTTCACCATCGAAACCAGCACTCATGTACTCATCCATAGCAACTTGTTGCCATACACCAGAACCTCCTCGTGCACCAGCAACAGAAGTAACAAGTGTAGAAGCATCGCTAAACGTAGCTGTGAAACGATTTGCAAAATAGTTACGGAATTTGTTTACGTCAAAAGCAGACTCAATACCTGTAAGTTTGATACAGTAAACAGCAGTGTTTGCAGTTGCAGCAACAATCTTTCTTGGGTTAGCAAATGAAGTAGTACCAAAACCAGTAGTAAGAACTAAAGGTCGATCAAAAGTAACTACAGCTCCAGCTAAAGCTTTTACTTCGTAAACTTGATTAGCAGTACCTGTACCCTCTACTCGAACTAAGTCACCTACAGCAAGAGTAGGAGTAGCGTTAAAGGTTCCTGTTTTAGATCCTTCAGCAATAGAAATACTTGCTACACCAGCAATTGCCGCATCAGCAGCTTCTGTTGTAACTTGAATAGCAACGTATCCATTAGTACCTGCAGCTTCTTTTGCCATGTTAGCAGTAAAGTTAACTGCAAGACCGAATGCAACTTCTCTTTGAGTAGCACCAGTTCCAGTTTTGTACTGACCGAACAAGCTAAAAGGCTGTGAACGATTTCCTTCATCGTTGTCGTTTTTACGCAACTTGATGTAGTAAGAAGTGTCATCTGCAGACGGCAAATCTCCTGTTGTACCGTTAGATCCAATAGTAGTTATTTGCTGAATAGCAGCTAGGTGTTTTTGAAAAGACATAGTTTCTGTACCTTTTTCAATAGCAGCAGATTTGTTAAGCGGCTTTGTCGCTCCACGTCCTTGTACAATGTGAAAAATGTCACCAGTAGCTATACTAGCAAGAGTTCTACGTACATTTCCACCGTCTACTAAAACTACGGCACCTTCTTCTAAATTGTCATTTGTTACTACGGCACCAACAGCAGGAAGTGCAGAAGTAAGTTTCGTAACGTCACTTACGACTGTTCCGAAAACATTGTTTGCTTTTCTTAGCATTTTACTTTGTTTTTAATTAATAATTATTATTCTAAATCTTTTGGAGACATTACATTAGTTATCTCCTGTTCTTTTACTCTTTCTAATAATAAACTCTTAGCTATATCAATAATAACTAAATGAGTTGACTCATCAAGAATACAATTTCTTTGATTTGTCAGAACTTCTCTATCTACTACTATAGGTTCTGGGAACTTTAAGTAATTAATAGAGTAGCTTTCTACATCATAAGTTCCATCAGTTACTAGCTGATGTCTTTTTGCTGTAGCAGGAAGAGATGGATTATTACCATCTACTTCTCTAGAGAATACTAATCTCCATGTCATTGAGTCGCCGTAAGAATAATAATAAGGTCTTTTATATTTATTCTTTTCTAAACGTGTTACCTCGTCATGTGATATAACTCTAAAAAACGTTGGTATACGAGTATTAGGGTCATCACATTTGTTTTTATTTATTGTACCTTCTTCGTGTATGGTGTACATAAAATCAGAAGGCAAGTCATAAAAAGTCCCGTTAGTAAATGTTCCTGCCTGACTAGAAGAAACCGAAAGACCAGCGCCTCTTTTAATAAGCGCACTGAGTCCTTGGTTTCTAACTTCAGTTTCTTCTAAACTTTCACCTTTACGGTTATTCTTTCTGTCAATGAACTGTTTGATGTACACATGCATAGCTTCTGTAAGTACAGAAGAGTAATCTTCATTCTCGTAACCAGGTGATCCAAAGCTCGATGCTCTGTCTACTTGCTGGTCTAGTTCGTCTGCCATGCTGTTAGCGTCCATCTATTTTTTAGTTTTCTTTTCTTTTTGCCATTTCTACTTGAGATTTTATTCTCAATTTTACTTCCTGATGTTCAGGATCGTTCAAGTACTGAATAGATTGCGGCAAATCTCCAATCTCAATACCGTTGTCTAGAACGTAACGTTTATCATTCATACGTTTGATAGCACCACATTCAACTGCTTTCTGAATAAAGATCTTAGCTTCATAAGAAGGATCTTCTACTATTCTAAGGAATCCAGCAGGATTTTCTTCTAGTACATCTAAAATTTCTGCTTCTAGCCAATCATTTGTATAGTTGGCAGGAATAGCTCTTCCTAATGCTCTAACAAATCCTTTCATAGAATCCATATCGGATATAATTCTACCGTATGCAGCAAATGCTCTACTTTTAAGTTTACCAGCTTCTGCTTTTTTAGTAGTAAGTTTTCCTTGGTTAACTATCATAAATTCATAAGTAGCTCTTTTTCTTCTATCTTCATAAGAAGGAGAAATAAGATTCTTATTAGACAATAAAATCTTATATCTTAACATACCCATAGATGTGTTAAGGTTTAAAGTCATACCTTCTTTAGTAAGTGTGACTCTACTTTTTTTATTGTCTCTCCAGAAATTATTTCCTGGTTCACCATAAGGATTTAGGTCTACACCTAACTCTTCTTCAAAGAACTCTTTTTCCGTCATACCCGTTGGGTATTTGGAATAGTATTTTTTAATAAATGTTCTTTCAACATCGTTAAATACTACTTTTACACCTCCTCCTCTAGAGGCACTCATTAACGGAACTTGGAAACTTTTCTTTACTTTGTTAAACATGTAAGGTTCTTTCTTCATGTCTTGTCCTGCAACTAAAAGTTTTCTCCACTTTCCAGAGGATTCAATTGGTTTTACGTCTACAATTTTACTTTGTAAATACGTTCCCCAAATAATGTCTGTTTTCTCTTCTGTTTTTGTTTTTGCCATTTTGCTGTCTTTTATTTTTCCTCAAAAATTTTAAAGAAGCTCCCCTGCAATTAAGCAAGGGAGCTAGTTATTTAATTATAGTCTATCTTTCAACTAACAACTGTAGATCTACTACTTTTGTTGGATCTTCGATCATCATACCTCCCCATTTTTGGAAGTGTACTTCGTATCCATCAATTGCAGAAGCTACTGATTTAGGAGAACCTTTACCTCCAGCCGTGAAAGGATCACGCATTCCTGCGATGTACGCCCAGTTATAATCTGGAACTCCTTTTGGCTTAACTCGGTAAATTCCTGCATCTTCGCCATAGTCAAGAGCAATCATTCGGTGTGACTCTACTCCTCCTAGTCCATCTGGGTGACGTTGTGGGAAGTAAACATCATCATCAAGGAAGTCCAAGATTTCAATACGAAGCTCTACTCCATTGTACCATTGGTAAATGTTGTATTGTGGCTCCATAGAGTACTTAGTGTTCTTACCTCCAAGGTTTCCTGGAGCTGTGCTTCCAGTAATGTATTTATCAGAAACGATAGTTACTTGTGCAGCAGTTTTCTGAGCGATTTGCTTAGAAATCTCAATTGCTCCGAACTCACCAGTCATGATGTGAACGATACGTTTACCTCTTTCCAATTTACCAACTCCCATATCAAGAAGCATCTCTAGGTGCCAATCAAGGTCGTAAGTGTTGTAGTAGTGAACGTTTGATGGAGCAATTTGCTCAAAGAAACCTGAACCTGACTCAATGCTATATTTAGTATTGTCGTCTTTGTTCAAATACTTGTGATCTGCAGTCCAATTTTTCTTTCCGTAAAGACACATTCTTGCGAACATTTCTTCACATTGGTGATGCGCTACCATATCTTGGTAGTTAATCCACATTGATTCTGTTTGTCCTTTGTAAGTGAATCCAAACTCTAAAGGTTCGTTTTTCCCTTTGTTGATAGTGTTACCAGCAACTTTGTACTGCATACGCATTGTAGTAGGACGGTTTTCCATTCTCCAAGGAGAAGTGAAATAAGGCTCTGCACCTTTGTAAGACAATGTAGAAGGAACTGCATCGTAAAATTTAGAGAAACGAGTACCTACTGCGATTTCGTCTGAAGGAACACTCATGTTCTCATCATCAGTAAACAACTCAACCTCTACTTTAAAACGAGATCCAGCATCGTGTACTTTCTTTACTAAGAAGTGGTACGTATCAGATTCTCCACGAATAACGTTTGTTTCTTCAAACAAAGGCTCATCGAAGATAAGGTAAAAACGTTGACCGTTTGCACCAATGTTTCCTGGGAATGTCCCAGCAGACAAAGTGTTACCTGCAAAATCCTCAGCATCTGAAACTGCTAGGTTTTTGTCGTGTTGACCCTGCAACATCCAGTTGTAGAATCCATTTTCTTGTTCAACTTCTTTTACTGGGAAACGATCTACGAATTCACGTAGTTTTCCTTGCAAATTAGTTTTGTAGATTGATTTGATAGTATCAGAGATCAATTCTGGTTTTTGTTGATACAAAGCATGGAAGTGATTATCGGTAACCAAACCGTTATAATCAACTGCAGCATACTTTTGTAACGGAAGTAATTGTGACATTTGTTTATTTATTTATTTATTCAACGAATATATTTATTCTATCTTTTTTTCTTTTGTCCTGCTTCTAGAATACTTAATATTCCAGAAGACTTTCCAGAAGGTCGGTTAGAATTTTGTCTTCCGACTCCTCTTTGTTCTTCTGTAGCTAATACTCTATCAAGCTCTGTTACCGCTTTTGTCTTAGCTACTTTTTTTATTTTTTCGATATTAGGAGAAAACTTTCCTTCTTTATCTACATCGAACAATCCTATAGTATCGTAGTAACTCATAAGAGCTTGGAATTCTCCAGGGCTTCTCATTTGTTTATACATTAAACTTGTTAGTTCTCGTCCGTCTTCAGTTTTGTAAACAGGGCTAGTCATATTAGACTTAATTTTATCTTTAACTGTCTTATTAATTTTAAGACCGTCTATAAAAAATTCTTTACTGTCCACTGTTTGCATTAAATTTTCAAACTGCTCTTGTTGTTGTTTAGAGTAGTTTTCTTGGGCTTGTATTTTTTCTGCTTCAGAATTAGCTACAAATTGTGTAGCTTCTCTTTTTAAGGCTGGTAATGCAGAACTTGCTTTTTCGTATAGTTTATCTATTCCGTCAGCTTCTTCTACCATTTCTCTGGCCTCTTCTTCAGAAAAGTTTTTGCCCACTAAATACTCAAAGTACAGATTCTTTTGAAGATTAGTATCTTCTGAAAGATTCTGCTCTGTTAAATTATCAAAGAACTCAAGACGCTGTGCCATTTGGATAGCTGTATCTGTATCGCTAAACTTATCTTCGATTTCTAAAAATCGTCTTTTAGCTCCGTCAAAATTATTTAACCAAGCACTTTGTTTAGCTTTAAGTTTTGTATCAACAGTAAGTTCCATTAATTTCTTAATGGTATCTGCTGAAGCATCCTTTAACATTTCTTCCATCTCTTCTTCAGTAGTACCTTCAAAGATTTCTTCGTTTGCCAAGTCTTTAATAAGGGCTTGGTAACGAGTAGTACCTTCTGCGGGTGCTTCTGATTCAATAGAATCGTCGTCTTCTTCATTTTCAATTACAGGTGAACTCTCTCGTTCAACTGGAGCAATGGCGGCTTCATTACTATCTTCTGTTCCTGCTTCAGGAAGAGCTACCTCTTCTTCTACAGTTTCAGTAGGTTCTTCAGCAACAGGTTCCTCACTTCCTTTGTTATGCTGTGCTTCTACTTCACCAGGTGATAAAATTTGAATACCGTCAAATAATTCGTTTTCTTCACTCATGCTGTCTTTATTTAATTACAATATTAAAATTATTTTTATAGTCCATAAACTATATATATGTTATTTTTCTCTTAGTGCTATAGCCAAATATTAAAATTACTTTTTACCTCCTGCTACAACTTTAACAGGTTTTTGTCTTTTTATTTCTTCATTGGCCATATTGCTTCTTTTAGTTTCTTCTAATTTTGCTTGTCCTAATGCTATAGAATCTTGTTTATAAGTTTCGTCAACTTCTGTTCTTCTAAGATCTATTTCATCTGCAATTCCGTTTCCATCAGAATCTACCATTTTCATATTTTCACGAACAAGAGAAACTTCTTCTTTCATAACCGCTTCTTCTCTTTTTTGTTCGATCTTAGCATATTCTATTTTACGATCTTCTTCTTTGTTAAAATCGTCTCTCTGCCACATCTTTTCTTGGAACTCTTGCTTCATCATCTGAAGTTTTTCTTGTGACGCTCTATCTGCTTCGGCTCTTTCGTTTTGTTCTTTTCTAATACGCTCTGCAGAATTTTTAAGTTTACGAGAAGTTTCTTGTACAGATTCTGACGTAGATATTGCAATTAAATCTTCTATCTTAGCCTGGCCATTTTGTATAGCAGCTTGAGACAAAGATTTAATTTGTTGGTAAAGAGCAGTATCTTCTGTAGAGTTACCTACAAATATATCCATCTCTGAAGCAGCAAACTCGTCAAAGTAATCTATCATTACCATACCCATGTCGTCCATAAGATACTGTGCTCTTTTTGGATTCTTTTTGTAGGCATATTTAGCACAATCTAAAAATTTAGTCATTGCACGTTTACGGAAGTTACTGTCTACTGCAAACCATTTTTCTGTAATGTGAGAAGTTTGTGCAACTTCACGTTCTACATTTCCTACAGCCTCACGGTTTTGTATTTGTCCTTCTCTTGCGCCAGATACTCCTGCTAGTTTACCAAGTGTATTTTCAATGTCTACTAATATATTAGTATACATCTGAATAGCATTAGGATCTCCTATCTGTACATTAGTAGCAGTCAAAGTATTGTATGCTCCTGCAGACTTACCTTGAGAAGGGCCCTTTAGTATTTCGTTTGTAGGATCTAAGAATCCGAATTTATTTACTGTTATATAACGTATCCATTCAGCAGGTTTCCATCCTGCAGGAATCATAGACGCATTAATTGCAGCAAAGTTTCCTTTGTATGTAGCAATTTCTAACTCACGTTTATAATATGCAATATCATAAGAGTAAGTAAGAGGCTTCATTATATCTGACAAAGACTGCACACGTGAATCATTAGTACTATTTACAGAACCAATAAATGGAGGCGTACCTTTAGATTTATTAACTAACGATTTTCCAGAGTAAGCAATAGGTTTCATTCCTACATAAATATCGTCTCCAATCTTAGTAGCCTCTAGCCATTCGTTTACCCAAGTTTCTTCTAGTTCTTCTCCTAGATCTTTTTTTGCTTTGTAGTTTTCATCTACATAGTCATATTGAGCTTCTCCGTCTTCATCGTAATATTTACGTTTGTATATCTTACGTCTAGATCTCCAACAAGCTTTTATAACTCTTACGTTACCGCTAGTATCAAAAGAACCGCCAAATGTTTTAGTTCCTATTTCTGATGGATGGAAAATTTGCAATGCATCTACATCTCCAAAAATATCATTTATTGCATAGTCTCTATTAAGACCTATAGCAGTACTAGTTTCTGAATTTGTTTTATGACCTGTTTCTAAAAACTCAACATCTTTAGGCTCTAACTCATCCCAGTAATCATCAATGACTTGACCCACTGACATGTAATCGTGCCATACAATAATATCAGAATCCTCAATATACATTGAGCTACCTCCTAAAGTATAGAGGTTCATAGGATTGACTCTTCTCATGACAGGCTCGCCTCCTAGAACACCGCAGTATACAATCTCTTCTCCCGCTACCAACAAATCCTCAAAAGTTCGTAGGAATAAGAAATCTAAATTCTGCTCTTTATATTCTCGTTTTAAAATTTTATTAGCTGTGATCTCTGCAATGTCTTGGAAATCATATGCAGCATAATCCATCTGTTCTTTTAGCTTCTCTTGTATTTCTTCTTCTGAAATAGCATCTCCTGTAATGATTCTTGTAAAGACATCATCCATTTGTTTTTTAAGTTCTATTTCTTTTCTAGAAATACCTTCTTTATCATTAGCAGATATATAAGCTCTGTATTCTTTTCTTCTCTTAGAATATTCTCCAAGTAATAAATTTATTTTAGAATTTTCTATTCCTATGTGTTGGAATTGTGCAGGAAGTTTGCTTAGATCTAAGTTATCAGGATTAATGTATCTCTGAAAATCTTTTGGATTAATAATATTAGAACGTAACTTGTAGTTAGTATCTTTCTTTTTAAAATGTGCTCTTAGATCGTAATCAGATGTTAGAAGGTTTTCTGCGTAATCTACGCACTCTTTATACCACTTATCTGTTTTCTTTTTGTCTGATAACTTTTGCCTAGGAAAGCTAATTAAGTTATTCATTTTTACACTTGAGGATTGTGCCATGTGAATTTTTATTTTAATAACAAAGTTAAAGATAAAAATTTAAACTTCATTATCAAGTTTAAATTCTTATGAGAAATCGTTAAATGCAGTCTTATTTGTATTTGTGTTTCTAAGAACTCCAAACTCTTCCCAGTAAGGATCCTCTAAGAATGTTTTTACTTTTTTAGTATTTTCTTGTACGTTTATTTGTGTAGTAGCATCGTGCCACATAAGCATGCCTAAAGATGACACACGGTCAAAGTTTCCTCTTTTATTCCACATAATAAGTTCTTTTATCATTGCTGTAGAATAAATAAGTTCTAATACTCTTGTATCAGAATTGTTAGAAACTGTTTCTAATAAAAAAGATTTAATAAAATCTCTGGCAGTTTGGTTTACTTTTTCAGACGCATTAATTCCTTTAGAAGTGTTACTACCCTGTTTAAAAGTATCAGAGTTACGTAATTGATAAGGAGTATCTGCTAATAGATACA